CACTCAATCGGCATTCAAAAAGGCCAAATCTAACCCCCGCGACACGCCGAGCCAGACACACATTTTGACCCTTAACCCGCCGGGGCAGTCCAAGAAAGGACTATCAGTCATGAATCAGGTTAACACGCCCGAGACAGTGGCGTTGAGTGCGCCGGTGTTAGAAGCGCTACGGCGCCTCGATGCGGTGATGAAGCTGCGCAAGCGTCAGACGGCCGCGCAAAAGCGGATTGCGTTGGCGCGCTCGCGTGCGCGTGAGGCACAGGGAGGAAAGCGGTGAACGCGATGAATGTTGCGAGGCTGTTCGTGGCGCTGGCCCTGCTGGTGCTGGCGTGGTGGCTCGGGTCCCTGATTGACGGGTGGGTGGCGGCTGCGGCCGCGATCCTGCCCCCGACGGCGCTCGCCGAGCGCCTGGTCTACGTCGCGTGGAAGGAGCGTCGGGCATGAGGTCCGTCGAGATGATCGTTGAGTTCCCTATCGAGGACGCGAACTTGCCGATGCCGCACCTGCTGGGGCTGGCTAACGCCGCGTTCGTCGAGGAGGTTGAGCGCCAGGGGCTGCTGCTGATGTCGCCTCCGAGTCCGTCCGTGATGCATGCGCGCCGGATTGTTGAGGTTCGTGCGTCCGTCGTGGAGAAGCCGGACTGGGCGCCGCCGACGCCGTCGGCACCAACGTTCGAGTGCCCGAACTGCGGCACGACGATTTTTGCCGCCGGAGACACCGAGCATGAAGAGGCAGAGAAGTGACTGAAACGATGATGGGTGTCCTCGTCCTGGGGGTGCTGGCGCTGGTGACGGCGGGGCTGTGGCAGGACTGGCGCACGAACACACGCGAGTTCCGCGAGATGCGGCGTCGCCTTGTGCAGATGCAGGAAGACCGTCAGAGGGGTGAGACAAATGACTGAGGCTATCGCGATCGCCGCTGATGATGTGCAGGCCCGTACCGTCGCGGAGACGATGCTCGGCCTTATCACTAATGACGGTCATGTCGAGGTCGCGCAGGCTGAGCTGGCTCGCCTGACTGGCCTGTCTGCGCGGACGCTGCGTCGTGCCCTTGATCGCCTTCGTGAGGCTCACTGGATTAGCGTCGTGCGTGAGGCGACTCCGAACGCGCCCGCACGTTACGACCTGACGGACCTGGCTGATGTCGCGCAGGCGGTCGGCCTGAAGCCGCGCCGCGAAGAAACCACGGCCGTCTCCTCCACGGGCACTGGCGTGCTGTCAGCCGAGGTTGCAGCGGACCCGATTGGGGCCGTCCAGCCTGGCCAGCGGTGGCTGATCGACCCGACGCTCCTGCAGGGAGGCTCGAACATCCGCGCGGACCTGCGTGTCGGCCCCGAGTTCGTGGAGACGATCGCCGGCCTCGGTGTCCTCAAGGACATCGACGTGTATCCGACCCTCACGGGCCTAGTGGTCCTCGACGGCCACCGCCGCCACCGCGCGGCCATCGAGGCGGGCTTGGAGACGGTGCCGGTGCGTATCGTCGACGTAGCGAACGACCTGGACCGCATCGGCTTGCAGCTCACCGAGAATGACGAGCATGCGCACACGTCGACTGTTGATCGTGCGCGCGCCATTAATCAGCTGGTCCTGATGGGTCTCCCGGCCTCCGAGCTGCGCAAGCGCGGCGTGAAAGCCAGCGAGGCCACGTTGGCCCGACGCGTCGCTAACGCCTCGCAGGAGGTCGCAGACCTAGGGGAGTCGGCGAGTCTCGGCCTCGATGATCTCGCGAAGATCGCTGAGGCTGAGGCTGACCTCCCCGAGGACATCGCGGGCATGGTCGTCGAGGAGATTCGCGAGGCCCCCGGCAAGATCGATCATTTCCTCGAGCGCGCCCGCGACGAGGCACGCCGCCGTCGAGTGTATGAGGATGCGGTCCTCGAGCTGCGCCAGCAGGGCGTCAAGGTCATCCGCGAGGACGAATTCTACGACGGGTTTCCGAAGAGCAACCAGTTCTTGTGGAACCTGGTCGACGAATACGGCAACTCGGTTGAGCCGCACGACAACTGCCCTGGCAACGTGGCGTATGTCTCGGTGATCGGCTCGGGCGACTACACGAATGTGCAGACGCGCTTTGTGTGCATGGACTACGCCTCGCACGGGCACTTCACCCGTGAGGACAGGGCGAGGACAACGCAGGAAGCCGATCGCGCAGCGACCATCGAGGCGAACCGTCAGGCGGCTCAGGAAGGCGAAGTACGCCGCGCCTGGATTAAGGACGTGCTCTTCAAGCGCCCGCTGCCGAAGGACACCGCGCTCCTAGAAATGCCCGTCATCTACAACCAATACCAGGTGTCCGACGCATCGCAGGCGAAGGGCCGAGCGCTGATCAACTTCGATGACATGGGGTACGGGCTCACGATGTCAGCCGCGCAGGCGGCTAAGGCACGCCTCGCGTGGTGCATCGGCGTCCTCGAGGGTGGCATGGGCCGCGATTACTGGCGCAGCCGCAACGGTGAGCGCTTTGACAGCCTCGTTCAGCTGTACCTGCGGACCTTGGAGCACTGGGGATACCCCCTCGGTGAGGGCGAGGAGGCATTCTGCGAGAAGGTCGAGGCTACCCCCGCAGTCATCACCTGGGGGCCGCGAGCTGGGGAGGTGTACTGATGAGCGCCGACGGTACCGCGTTCAGTGCTCTCGAAGACGCTGTGTCTGCGTTGGTTGCGGAAAAGCACGGTCCTGGCTGTGTACTGGGGGCTTTTATCGTCGTTGCGGAGAGCATCGCCCCGGAGGATGGCCAGGACAGGAGCGCGTGGCTGTGCGAGGGATCGGGGTCGCCGCTGGCGCGTCGCGGACTCGTTGAGTGCGCGCGCGACATGTACTCACGATCGGTGAGGAGGCTCTCCGATGACTAACGAAGCATCAACGATGGTGGTCGTGGCTCGGGCGGCCTTGGAGGGTGCGCTTCGTGCAGCCTTGCCGCATGTGGCCAGGAAGATTCCCGAGGATGCCCCGGACAACGGCGCGGGCCTGATGCGCCTGGCCGTCGTCCAGGATTGCGTGATGGTGCTTGCGGTCGCGATTGATCGCAAGCGCGCGATCGCGGTGCGATTCAACGTCCTTGATGGAGATAGCTACAGCGATGGCGTGAAATCAATGTGGCTGCGTCGCTCTGCGGTTGAGTCGTTGGCTACGTTCCTCGCGGGGTCTCCCGTCGAGCGGGTGAGCCTTCTCCTCGATGAGAGGGAGGGCATCACTGTCCAGGAGACGGGTGTCTTGTATGGGCCTCAGATGGCGCGTGTCGCTCCGGCAGCTGAGCCGATGGATGAGGACCGCGTCGACGCAGCGCGCCTGCTGCTGGATGGAGCGCAAGCCGTGCTCTATCAGGATGCGGCCGTGGAGATGGACCCTGCGGTCGTCCGCACGTTCGCGGCGTCGGCTGCGGCCTGGCAGATTCCTCTGCGGGTCCGCGTCGGGGATGGCTACGGGCGGTCCTCGTTCATCTGGGGCACTGATGCGTGCCTTGGCTGGTCCGCTGGCTCAGTGCTGCTTCAGGGGCCAGTGACGGGAGAGCTCCTATACGACGGGCCGTCAATCCCATACCTGGAGAATGCGCTGCTTCCACCTGTGCCCGTGGGGAGCGTTAGTGAACCAGCGGGGCTGCGCGTCTACGAGGGAGGGGAAGGACTGTGACTGAAGAGCTCCTCACCGAAAACGAGCGCGCGAATCACGTCCGTGCCCTTGAACGGGAACTGTCCCGGGTTCAGGCGCATGCGATCAAAACGGCGTCCGAGCTGATCGATGCTGGCGCTGACATTGCCAAGAAGTATGCGCAGACGCCCGAGGAGCGTATGAGCATCCGCAGGACCATCGGGGCTGTCGTTGACGAGCTCATCGACGGACTTTACCCGAAGGCAGGAGCAGAACGCGATGAATGACGCTGCCATTGCCCCGCTGTGGGAGATCGGGCCCTTCGATCTGCCCCAGGCGGACATGCTCTCGCTCAACGGCCGAGCTGACCGCCGCACTCTGTCCCCGCGGATTCGGACACTGCGCATGCAAGCCCGGGTCATGGCCCGCGCAGCCCACTGCCCGACTTTCATGCGCGCGCGCCTCGTCGCATGGGTCCGATTCCCCGACGGCCGCCGCCGCGACCTCCACAACTACATGCCCACCCTCAAGGCCCTCGTGGACGGCCTCGTGGACGCCGGTCTGCTCCCGGACGACGACGCGCGGCACCTGCAGGGGCCGGACATGCGCCTCGACCCCCGTCACACCAACAAGCGCATGGGCATCCCCATGTGCTCCATCCGATTCACAGTCATGCCCTACGAAGAAAACGAGGAAGACCAATGAGCGGCGAAACACTCGTCACCCTCGTCGGTAACCTGACCGCCGACCCCACACTCCGCTGGACACAGTCCGGCTCCGCCGTCGCTGACTTCACGGTGGCCTCAACCCCGCGAACCTACGACCGCAACGCCGGCGAATGGCGCGACGGAGACCCCCTCTTCATGCGCTGCTCCGTGTGGCGCGATGTCGCTGAGAACGTCGCCGAGTCCCTCCGTAAGGGCATGCGCGTCATCGTCGTCGGCCGCCTCACGCAACGCTCCTACGAAACACAGCAGGGCGAGCGACGCACAATCGTCGAGATGCAGGTCGACGAGGTCGGCCCCTCCCTACGCCGAGCCCGCGCACAGGTCACCAGGCACCCCGCAGCCGACGGCGGGGCAGGATACCCGCCCCCGCCTCCACCTGCGTCCCCCCAGCCCGCCCAGCCAACACAGCAGGCGCCGCAGGCAACACAGCAGCCCGCGCCCCGCCCGCCCGCCCAAGAGGACCCATGGGCACGCCAGGGACCCCAGCCAGCTGCGAACTACGCGGCGTGGGAACCCCCGTTCTGATGGCCACCGCTCACGCTCGCGCAGGCTGGGGAATCAACCCCGCCGACCCCGACGAGAACCCCCGGCGCTGCCCCAAATGCGAGACCCCGATACTCCCGGGCCGGGCGCTGTGCCACCCCTGCTACGTCCGAGCCGAGCAACAACGCCGCGCCTTCACGGAGCGAGCTTGGATGACCAGAAACTACCCCAGCTACAGGCCCCGCAGCCTGTTCCCCGAAGACTACGACCAAGAGGAGGTGACCAGATGACCTGCAACGACTGGACGCCCCGCGTGTGCGACTCATGCGGCGGCGCAATCAACCCCGTCACCGGCGAATGCCGGTGCTCAGACTAGAAAGCGACACACATGTTCTTCCAACTTGGAGACGAGCTCCGGGGCAACCCGAAGATTCAACGCCTCGCCCGCCGCGCAATGACCGGGGACCTCAGCGGCCTCGCCGCACTCGGCATGTGGGCGCTCGCGGGGACGGCCTGCCAGCAGGCGCTGACCGATGGAGTGATTGCGGTCGAGACGCTCGTCTCGGACACGCTCAATCTTGAAGTGGCGACTCAGCTGGCGGGGATGCTCGTCGAAGAGGGCCTGTGGCACGCGCCTGGACACTCGTGCGAACGCTGCGTGCAGCCGCCGCAGGGGTCGTTCATCTTCCATGACTGGTTCGATCTTCGCTACGACCGTGGCGAGGATGTGCGAGTCACGAGGGGAAAGCGCGCGGAGCTGAAAAACAGGAAGATCACAGATGCTGTGTGGCTGCGCGATCGCGTCGGCGGTGTCGAGCGCGGCGGCAACATGGTTGCCCCGTGTCGCTACTGCGGGACGAAGGTGCAGCGCAAGGACCGCAGCACGTGGCAGTACGACCACGTTGAGCCGACCAAGTACATTGGCGCGGCCAACATCGTGATCGCATGCACGGACTGCAACAAGCAGAAGCAGCAGCGCACGCCTGCCGAGGCGGGCATGGTGCTTCATCGCCCTGGGTGGATGCCCGGGCAGGCGGACTGGTCAGCGCCTCCGAAGAGCGCTGAGCGGAACACGGTCGAGGACACGCCGCGTCGCGGCGGAGCTGTCATGGTCGAAGCCGGGAGGGACGCGAATCCCGTCGAGGGGACGCCCTCGGGTCAGGTCGAATCCTCCCTCCCCTGGAATCCCAGCAGCCCCGCCGACGACACGGACGTTGATCTCCCGGACGCTCACGCGCTCGACTGGAGGCAGGCAGCAGGCGAGGGAGGCGAGGATCCCGTCGAGGCTAACGCCTCGGGTCAGGTCGAACCCGCCCCCAGCCTGCGCCGCGCAAACCCACTCCGACCTGCGACGGCACCTGCGGCAGCCGCAGCGGCAGCCCCCGCGGCCACCAAAACCACCGCCGCCGGCGCCCCCGCCCGGG